ATTCGGCGGGGGGGGGGTGAAAAGCCGTGGCCGGTGAAAAAAACTTTGAAACCCGCCTGAAAAAGTGGCTGGAAAGTGAAGGGATTTATCCCTTGGGTGAACCAGTTGACCGGATGGGAACCCCGCCCTGTGGGTATTGGGAAAAGCGTTGGGGCGGCGGAAGGTATGTGAAAAGCGGCCTTCCTGATATGAAGATTGTGGTGAAGGGGATCACCCTTGAAGTTGAACTGAAGGACACCAACGGCACCCCTTCAGAACTTCAGAAGCGCAATCTGGCCCAAATCAATAATTCCGGTTGCTTTGGCTTCATCCTGTACCCGGAAGGCTTTGAAACCTTCAAAAAAATTGTGAAAGGGGTGAAACAATGCGAGTTTCCCACAGCCGGGTTGATCTCTTTAATAAATGCCCATACCGATACCGCTTGCGATATGTGGAAGGGCTGAACACCATCCCGGACACTAAACCGGATAATGCCTTGATCCTTGGCACCGCCCTTCATACGGGCATTGAAGAAGGGGTTGAACAGGCCCTTGACTTCTATCAATCCAGCTTCCCCATTCTTACGGATGATCACATTCATGAAATGATGAAGTTGGAAGCCATGATCCCAAAGGCAAAGGCCCTGTTACCACCGGGCGGCACCTTTGAACTTCCCATTGGGGATTCTGATTTCACCGGGTTCATGGATTACTTGCTTCCGGTTGGATGGATGTCCCCGGAACATCCTGATAACCGGTGGGGTGGAAATGTTCAAGTATTTGATCTGTATGACTTCAAGTATTCCAATAACGGAAAAAGCTATTCCGTTTCCGGTCAGCTTCATGAATACAAGTATTGGTATGAACTGACCCACCCCGGCCACCGGATCAGGAATATGTATTTCCTGATTGTCCCCAAGGTGAAGATCAGGCAGAAGAAAACGGAAACCCTGATGCAATTTCGGGATAGATTGCAGGACGCTTTGAAAGAAGCTGAACCGTATTTGATGCCTGTTCCGTATGACCCCATGAAAATCATTGGCTTTTTAACCGATGTGAAGCACATGGTTGAAGCCGACGATTTCCCCAAGAACCTTAACCACTTTTGCGGTTGGTGTGAATATCAAGAATACTGTGAGAAAGGATGGAACTATATGTTACTCCCCAAAAATGAACGGCGTAACCTGAACGCCACCAAAAAGAAGGTTGTATGGCTTTACGGCGCACCCTTCAGCGGCAAGACCTTTTTTGCCAATCAATTCCCTGATCCCCTGATGCTGAACACGGATGGCAACATCAAGTTTGTGGATGCCCCCTATATCGCCATTCGGGACACTGTGACGGTGGAAGGTCGGTTGACCAAGCGGCAGTTGGCTTGGGAAGTCTTTGCTGATGCCGTGGCCGAACTGGAGAAGAAACAGAACGACTTCAAAACCATTGTGGTTGACCTTCTGGAAGATACCTATGAGGCTTGCCGGGTGTATATCTGTGATCGGCAGGGCTGGAAGCATGAAAGTGATGATTCCTTCCGGGCGTGGGATATGGTTACTTCTGAATTCCTGAACACCATCAAGCGGCTGGTCAGTCTGGACTATGAAAACATCATCCTGATCAGCCATGAGGACAGAAGCCGGGATTTGACCCGCAAGAGCGGTGACAAGATCAGTTCTATTCGCCCGAACCTTCGGGAAAAGGTTGCCAATAAGGTTGCCGGTATGGTTGACCTTGTGGCCCGTATCGTGGCGGATGATAATGACCGGGTGCTTTCCTTCAAGACTTCTGAAGTGATCTTTGGCGGTGGGCGGCTGACCGTTCACAACAAGGAAATCCCGCTGGATTATGAAGCCTTCTGTGAAGTCTATGAGGAAGCCAACCAGAGGGCCGCAGGAGCCATGAAACACGGCGGCAATACCCCGGCAACCCCGGCACCTGAAACGGCTGACAGCGGCGAACAGCGGCCCAGCAGACGGGGAAGAAAGCCCAAAGCAGAAGAAGCCCCGGCCCCTGATCCTGAAGCGGTTGATGATCCTAATGGTACATTTACACCGGGCGGCGGTGAAGTGGATGATTCCGCCCCTGTGGAGCAGACGGAACCCGACACCATCACCCTTCCCAAATGCCCGGATGGTGACCGGATTTTCCAGCAGAACCGGGACAACCCGGAAATCCCCCTTTGCCCCAGCATTGATGCCGCCCATTGTTGCCACAAGGAAGGCGGCCCCGATGCTTGCCCCCTGTGGGATCGTCCCAAGGTGGAGGAAGCCGCACCCAAGATGGATGTGAACCCGCCCCGGCGTACCCGGAAGAAGCGTGATGCCTGATGAAGATTGATCCTTGTCCTTGTGTGATCAGTCTGAATGATGGTTCAGTTCACACACTGTTTGAATTCCGCCATTTCCTTGAACTGGTGGAAGATCGCATGGGCTATGATGCCGCAAAATGGTTAAGAACCCATGTGGAGTAAGCGGAAAAGGCCGCTGATTATACCAGCCGGAAGGTAAATACTGATTTGGTTGCCTTTGAATCCAGCTTGGACAGCAACCGCAGAGCCTTTCAGGATATTCAGACAGAAGCCGCCGCTATTATGGAAGTTCTTCAAGGAAACCGGGTGAACCGTCAGAAGATCGCCCATTCCGTGAAAGAAATTGGAAAAATCATTTCAAATCAGATTTAGGAGGTAAAGACCATGTGTGATTCCCTGAAGCAGTTCAAAGAGGAAATGGAAAAGCGGGGCCTTTTCCGCAAGATCACTGTTGCCGCAAACCTGATCCCCCCCCCGCCCGGCCTTGATCCGGAAGCCCTGATTGCTGTTCACAAGCTGGCCGCAAAAGAAGCGTTGATCATGTATGCACAGAAGCATGATGATTTCTGTGAACTGATGGCTGAAGCGGCCACTAACCACCTGTTTGATACCATTCTGACAGATGATCTGTTCAAGCCGGTGGAGGGGTTCACCCCTACTGACGAGGAACGGGCCAAAATGAAGGAAGCGGAGCAAACCGCCAAAGCCATTACTGGCCTGTTCGACATTCTGAAGCATATCTAAAATACATTTAGGAGGAAGTTTATTATGGCTATCGACTTTGATAAGATTGATCGTACTGTTGATCTGAAGGGCCTTCAGGCCGATGTGGAGGAAGCCAAGAAGAACGGCGGCGGGGATTTCCCCACTATTCCCGCTGGTAAGTATGAAGCCCGTGTGGAGAGCATGGAAATTAAGGGAACCAAGGCAGACCCCAACCGCCCCATGCTGGCTGTGTCCTTTAAGATTCTGTCCGGCGAGTATAAGAACCAGCGCCTTTTCATGAACCGGGTTCTGTACGGCACCAAGAACGACAAGAACATGATCATGTCCGCTATCGGTTTCCTTGATAAGCTGGATTCCGGGATTCCCGTCAACTTCACCAGCTACAAGCAGTTTGCCCAGCTTGTCCTTGACATTGCGGAAGCCATTGATGGCAAGCTGGAATATGCGGTGGATTATGACGATTCCCGTTTTAATTCCATCAGCATTGATGAAGTTTTTGAAGTTGAGGATTGAAAACTGACCCAAAATTTTTTATAATCAAACCGAGCACATATAGTGCTTGATGCGGTTTTGAACCTTAACTTTCAAGCACAAACTGTGGGGCTTCGGCCCCACAATGGCCCCAAGTGAAAGCCTTCCCGTGGCGGGGCTGATAAGGCGGAAACGCTGACCGATTTCACAAAAGCTGAAAGGATGTGACTTGATGATCTTCTATGATTTTGAGGTTTTCCGGTATGACTGGCTTGTTGTCCTGATTGACCTGAACGCCCGAAAAGAAACCGTGATTATCAACGATCCCGACAGGCTGAAGCGTTTCTATGAGGAACACAAAGGAACCATTTGGGCCGGGTACAATAGCCGCCACTATGACCAATTCATCTTGAAGGCCATTCTGTGTGGGTTTGATCCAAAGTCTGTGAATGATTGGATCATTGTAGAAGATAAACCCGGTTACAGATATTCAAACCTGTTCAGGGAATACCCGCTGATCAATTATGATGTGATGCCGAACCCCCCAATCAGCCTGAAGGCGCTGGAAGCGTTCATGGGCCATTCCATTAAAGAAACTTCTGTTCCCTTCGACATTGACCGGCCTTTGACTGAAGCAGAGTTGGCCGAAACGGTCAAATATTGCCGCCATGATGTGAGTGAAACCGTTGAAGTTTGGATTCGGAGCATTGAGGAATTTAATACCACAATGTTTTTTGTGAACCACTTCCAGCTTGGAACGGGTTCTATTGGAAAAACAAAAGCCCAGCTTGCCGCAGAAATCTTGGGTGGGAACGGGAAAGGGAAATCTTTTGATGATGAATTTGATTTTCCAATTCTGGATTGCTTGCGGCTGAAAAAATATCGCTTTGTGGCTGACTGGTACAAGAACCCCATCAATCACAATTATGGGAAGGCCCAAGAAAATATAACCGTTGCCGGTGTTCCACATACCTTCGCTTGGGGTGGTGGCCATGGGGCCATTCCCCAATATCATGGGCATGGAATTTTTCTGGTGATTGATGTTACTGCCTATTACCCTTCCTTGCAGAAACAATTCAAAATTGGTTATCGGGTGATGAACCATCCTGAAAATTTTGAGTTCATCCATGACAGCAACATTGAGTTCAAACGCAAGGGGGATAAAAAAGCCCGTCAACCGTTCAAAATCATGGACAACGCCATTTCAGGGCAGATGAAACAACCACAATCCGCCTTGTATGATCCAATGAGCAACAACACCATTTGTATCAATGGTCAGCTTTTGCTTCTGGATTTAGTTGAACACCTTGAATCTTATTGCAAACTTGTTCAGAACAACACGGATGGTATCATTGTCCAGCTTGCGGATTATGATCAGGATTTTGAAAAGATTGATGATGCGGTTTGGGAATGGGAACAGAGAACCGGAATGAAAATGGACTTTGATACTTTCATTGGGGACATTTTTCAGAAGGATGTAAACAATTATTTTCTGATTGACCGGGAAACCGGGGCCATTAAAGCCAAGGGCGCTTATGTCAAGAAGCTGTCCGATTTGGATTATGACCTTCCCATTGTAAACCGGGCTATTGGTGAATATTTCGTTCATGGCAAATCACCAGAAGAAACCATTGGGGCCTGTGATTCCCTTCGAGATTTTCAGAAGGTGGTGAAGGTGTCAAGCAAGTATGAATGTGCGCTTTATTCCCCGGTAATCACTATGGAAAAAGTCAGGGATGCAAAGGGCCGTTCAAAGTCTGTAAAGCGATTCAGTGGCGGTGAAGTTCAGACGGATAAAACCTTTCGGGTGTTTGCGTCCAAAGACCATTCCAAGGGTGGCTTGTTCAAAGTATCCGGAAAAGTGGTAAACGGAAGAAAAAAGAACCCTGAAAAGTTCGGAAATACACCGGAGCATTGCTTCATTATCAATGACGATGTATCTTCCCTTCCCGTCCCCGCTGAACTGGATAGGCAATATTACATTCAGTTAGCGTGGAAGCGCCTAAAAGACTATGGAGTTGACCGAGAAGATGTGGGGGGGGGCGTTGAAGCATGGAACTGTTTAGGGGCTATGTGCCTACCAGAAACAAACAATGCCTTGAAAAGTTCAAAGGCGTTGAAAAACTGAAAACCCGTTCAGAAGTCCAAGACCTTGATGAATACGCCGGTATTCTTGGAGAAGAAACCATCCTGATTGATGTGGACGATGCGGAAACATCTGAACTTTTGTTCAGAATTGTTCAGGATTTAGAACTGAAGTGCAGAGTGTACGCCACCACACGGGGAAAACACTTCTTGTTCAAGAACTGTGGTGTTAAAAAAAGCTGGACGAAATGCACCTTGGCCGTGGGTATCACCACGGATGGAAAGGTTGGAGCCAATAACAGCTATGAAATCTTGAAGTCCGGTGGCGTGGAACGGCCCATTCTGTATGACTTTCCTGAAGGGGAAATTCAGGAACTTCCCAAGTGGCTGACCCCAGTGAAAAGCAACTATGATTTTCCGAACCTTGGGGAAGGTGATGGACGGAACCAAACCCTGTTCAACTACATTCTGACCCTTCAGAGTGACGATTTCACCAAGGAAGAAGCCCGTGAATGTATCAGGTTGATTAACCGTTATGTGCTGAAGAAGCCCCTTTCCGACAAGGAACTTGATGTGATCCTTCGAGATGATGCCTTCAAGAAAACATCCTTCTTCCGGGATAAAACCTTCCTGTTTGATAAGTTCGCCACCTACCTGAAGAACAACAACCATATTATGAAGATCAATAACCAGCTTCACATTTACAAGGATGGTATCTATGTTTCCGGTGCCGGTGAGATTGAAGGGGCCATGATCAAGCTGATCAGCAACCTGAAACGGGCATGGCGTTCGGAAGTCCTGTCCTATCTGGAAATCATGATTGAGGAAAACACCAAGGCCACCAACCCGAACATCATTGCCTTCAGCAACGGCCTTTACAATATCCGGGATGGTTCCTTCAAAGAGTTCACCCCGGATGTGGTGATCACTAATAAAATCCCGTGGCCGTATAACCCCGCCGCCCATGATGATCTGTTGGATCATACCCTGAACCGGCTGGCCTGTGATGATCCTGAAGTTCGGGCCTTGCTGGAAGAAATGGTGGGCTATTGTATGTACCGCCGCAACGAACTTGGCAAGGCGTTCATCCTGATTGGTGATAAGAGCAACGGCAAATCAACCTTCCTTCATGTGGTGAAGAACCTTCTTGGGGATCAGAACATTGCTTCCCTTGACCTGAAGGAATTGGGTGATAGGTTCAAAACCGCTGAACTGTTCGGCAAGCTGGCAAACATCGGTGATGATATTGGTGATGAATTTATTGCCAATGCTTCCGTGTTCAAGAAGCTGGTCACGGGTGATCGGGTGAATGTGGAGCGCAAAGGCCAAGATCCATTTGAGTTCAACAATTATTCCAAGTTCCTGTTCAGCGCCAACAATATTCCCCGTATCAAGGACAAAACCGGAGCCGTTCAGCGGCGTTTGGTGATCGTTCCCTTCGATGCCAAGTTCACCCCCAATGATGCAGACTTCCGCCCGTTCATCAAGGATGAACTGTGTGAACAGGATTCTATGGAATATCTGGCCTTGCTTGGCCTTCAGGGGTTGAAGCGGGTTCTTGGGAACGCACAGTTCACCACTTCCAGCAGAGTTCAGGGGCAGTTGGACGAATATGAGGAAAACAACAACCCCATTATTGGGTTCATCAATGAAGTGGGCCTTGACGGGATTGAAAATGAAGCCACCGATTCCGTATATCGCCGGTATAAGGAATATTGCATTGCAAACAACTTCCAAGCCCTTTCCAAGATTGAGTTTTCCCGGCAGATCACAAAACGCTGTGGCTTCACAACGGTTCCCAAGTGGATCAGAAACCGGAAAACCCGTGTATTTGTGAAAGGCGGTGACACAGAATGAGTGGTTCCAAGAAGGTGTTCACCACTTTGGGCAGTTCCAACCATGTTCCTGAAGAACGAGAAGCATTTGATTACTACGCCACCGATCCAAGGGCCGTGGAAATGCTTCTGAAACTGGAACAGTTTTCCCCGGTCATTTGGGAACCGGCCTGTGGGGAAGGTCATATTTCCAAGGTGCTTCAGGCCCACGGTTATGAAGTCATTTCAACTGATCTGATTTACCGGGGCTTCGGTGATCCTGAACCGTTGGATTTCCTGAAGGAAACGCTGGACGATTTTGAAGGCGATATAATCACAAACCCGCCATATTCAATGGGGCTTGAATTTGTTCAAAGGGCGCTTGAAAGCGTCCGCCCCGGTGGGAAAGTGGCTATGTTCCTGAAGGTTCAGTTCTTGGAGGGACAAAAACGGGGTGAGTTCTTCAGGCATACCCCCCCCGAAAAGTTTATATCAGCCGTTCCCGGCTGGCCTGTTATAAAAACGGTGATATGACCGGGAAACCGGAAAGTGCCATTGCCTATGCGTGGTATGTGTGGGAAAAGGGCTTCACCGGTGATCCGGTGATCAAATGGTTCAACTGAAAGGACGGTGCTGAATGGCCCACAAATATTCCAAGTTCAAGAACAAAAACATTCCCTATGCCAAGGTTGGGCGGCGAGTGTTCAATAGTCTGTTTGATGCAGAAACCTTTTGCACCGAACACGGCCTTGATGTCAATTCAGCTATTGAATATCGGGATGATCCTGAATTGAAAAATAACATTCAAACAATCGCCCAATACCAGAAGGCCATTCTTCAGGAATGTTTAGACCGGCTGAAGGCCCGTGCTGAAACTTTGGTTCAAGAAATCAACCGGTGTAATGCTGATTTGGAAAAGTGCCACCCGCTGGATCGTGGTTTCTTGACGGATCGGCGGAATGAAGCTATTGCAAAACATACGGGTACGATGGAAGCCCGTGAGATTGTGGCCGGATTGAAAAATAATTTAGAAAGGTTGACTGGTTGGCATGATTAAAGACAGCGGTGAACGCACCGAGTTTGGAACCGGCGCTGTTCGTGATATGCACAGCGGCAAAGGCCGCATGGATTTACTTCCGTGGGAAGCCTTGGTGGAGGTTTCCAAGCATTGTGAAGAAGGGGCCTTGAAGTATGGTGAACGGAACTGTGAAAAGGGTATTCCCATCCACAGCCTGATTGATTCGGCCTTCCGTCACCTTGCCAAGTACATGATGGGGATGGACGATGAACCCCACCTTCGGGCGGCTTGCTGGAACTGCCTGTTTGCCCTTTACATGGAGATTAAGCACCCGGAACTTCAGGATATTCCAACACGGATGAAGGCCCCGGTTCCCAAAATCAAGGCGGCTTCGGAGCCGTGCCATCGATGCAAACACCGTGACCGCTTCGGGGATGAATTTCCCTGTGATGAATGTGTTCACAGACAGAATGGCACCAATGATATGTTTTACCCGGCAGATTGTAAGGAGGATGCAGAACAATGAAAATTATCAAGCCTGATGTGCAGTTCATCACCCCGATTGATGGGGCCACCATTCTGAAGCGGCTGGAACAATGTGGCCGTGTCTGCTACAAGTCCGAGGATAAGATCACAGAAGGTTCCGCTGAAAAGTTCGTTGCTGGGATCATCAAGCGTGGGCATGAAGCGGTTCTGGAACATTGTTCCTTCACGGTGAAGTTCATTTGTGATCGTGGGGTTTCTCATGAGATCGTCCGCCACCGGATGGCTTCTTACTGTCAGGAATCCACCCGCTATTGCAACTACGGCAAGGGCAAGTTCGGTGAGGAAATCACGGTGATTGAACCTTGCTTCCTTGAACCCGGTTCCAGAGCCTATGACTATTGGCGGGATGCCTGTGAAGGGGTGGAAATTCGCTATTTTGATATGCTGGCGGAAGGATGCACACCGCAAGAAGCCCGTTCGGTTCTGCCCAACAGCCTGAAAACGGAAGTGGTCATGACGGCCAACATTCGTGAATGGCGGCATTTCCTGAAGTTGCGCTGTTCACCCGCCGCACACCCGCAGATGCGGGAAGTGGCCCTGATTCTGTTGGACAAGGTTCACGCCCTGATTCCGGTTTGCTTCGATGATATTTGGAGTGAATACCATGCCGATGTTTAAGAAGTCCGGTGGTAAAATTTTCGCCGTTCAGTTCAACAAAGCTGAAGAACGGGCCTTGGATCAGGAAATCAAGAAACAGATTGTGGAAAATGATCGGGCCTTTGACATGGACAAAGAATCATCCATCCTGTGGATGCTTCACACCCAATTTGGCTTTGGCCCAAAGCGCCTGAAGCTGGCGTGGAAGCTGTTCTATGCCGAAACCTTGAAGCTACGGGAACATTACCTGATGGAACAAGCCGATGATGGGTGGTTGGCCCGTAAAAAGCTGATGGACATTGGGTGTGACATTGAAGAATGGTACAGAGAAGAAGGAGGGAAAACCGATGCCTAAACCTTGGGAAAATGCTGAAGGGTATCACGATCCGACAGCCTACCACGGCACAAAGAATATCATCCGTGACGAGGATGAACAGCAGAAGCGGGTGAACACCCTGATCTTCGTCCTGAAGTACATCACCCGTTTGGCGGGGTTTGAACTTCTGAACCGTATTGAAATCAAAGACCGTAAGACTGAGAGGGAATACAGATGATGAATAAGCCTTGCCCTTTCTGTGGCGGGGAACCCTTTTTCATGGATAATGATGGGTGGTATTGGGTTCGTTGCAGAAAATGTGGGGTTGAAACACCCGGATCAGATATAAAAGAAATAGCGGAAAATCAATGGAATAGGCGGGTGAAACACCGATGAAGAAAATGCTGGTGGTGCTGACCCTTGTGCTGTTGCTTATGGCCGTGGCCGAGTATTTCAGCATTGATCCCGTTTGGTTCCTGATTGTCTGGTATCTTTCAGACAATATTTCCGCCTGAACAGGTGCTTCTTCAGTAGGGGTTGGAACAGCGTGTGGAACAGGTATGGAATAGATGTTTTTTCTATATCTGTTCCGCACAAAACCCTTGATATATCAGGCTTTTTCAGTTGATTTCAGGGAACGGAACAGATGGAACAGATGTAAATATACTTTCTTCTTATAAAGAAAAAAATATATAAGAAATGTGTATATAAGGAACTGCCCGTTTTATCTGTTCCATGCGTTCCAAAGTTCTGAAACCACTTAATTTTTCAGTATTTATTAACGGTACAGATGCAATGAAAACGGAACAGACTACCGCAGAAAGGATGTGTTACATAGTGAATGACAAAGACCTTTCCCAACAGGCCAAGGATTTTCTGAACCAAATCAGCCGCCTTGATGCCTTGATCAATAGACTTCTGAACACGGTTGCAACAGAGCGTTCCCGGCTGACTTCCATCGGGTGTGAACTGAAACAGGATAAGGTTCAAACTTCAGGCCCCAAGAACAGCCTTGAAGAAACGATCTGCAAAATTGATGAACTTGAAAGAACCATCAACGCCCGGATTGATGAACTTGTTGACCTGAAGAACACCACCATGAAGGCAATTCAGAGCCTTCCTGACTTCGATCAGCAAAATGTTCTGATTGCCCGATACATTGACGGGAAGAAATGGCTTGATATTGCCTTTGACCTTAACTTTTCAATTTCACAGGTTTACAAGATTCACGGGAAGGCCCTGATCTCTTTTTCCGAAAAGAACCCTAACCTTTTATTATCGCTTGAACAGTAGTGTAAAATCGTATCTTTGCAAAAAGTGTGTAGGATTTTATAGTATCAAGTGTGCGAAAATAATAGTGTAAAAATGCACCCCTTGTAGGGGTGCATTTCACTTTTTCAGGAAAGGGGTGAATACCTGTGACACCAAGACAGCGGAAGTTCTGTGATGAATACCTGATCAGCGGCAATGCTACGGATGCGGCAATCAAGGCGGGGTATTCGCCCAAGACCGCAAAGCAGACGGGTTCTGAAAACCTTGCAAAACCTGACTTGAAAGCGTACATCGAAACCGAACTTGAAAAACTTCATTCGGCCAAGATCGCTGATGCTGAAGAAGTCATGAAATACCTGACTTCGGTGATGCGGGGTGAACATACTGAAGAAATCCCGATCCTGTGCGGTGACGGTTGCCAAGAGTTGACGCAGAAAGAGGTTGGAGCCAAGGAAAGGCTGAAGGCCGCTGAACTGATTGGCAAGCGTTACGGTATGTTCACGGACAAGGTAGGTGTGGAAGGGGTCGTTCCAGTGATTATCACAGGGGATGATCAACTTGAAGATTAGCCCACAGGCCAAGCGGGTTCACCTTCCTGAAGTGGTTGGCAAGGGTTACGGAACCTTCTGGAACTTCAAAGGCCGTTACCGGGTGTGTAAGGGAAGCCGTGCTTCCAAGAAATCCAAGACAACGGCCCTGAACATCATCAAACGGATGATGCAATACCCTGAAGCCAATACGCTTGTGGTTCGCAAGGTGTTCAGAACCTTGAAAGATTCCTGTTTCACCGAACTGAAATGGGCAATCAACCGCCTTGGCGTTGCGGCGTATTGGGAAATCAAGGAAAGCCCCCTTGAAATGACCTACATTCCCACCGGTCAGAAGATTTACTTCCGGGGTCTTGATGATCCCCTGAAGGTCACTTCAATTACGGTTGAAATCGGCTATCTGTGTTGGTGCTGGATTGAAGAAGCCTATGAAATCATGAATGAAGATGATTTCAATATGCTTGATGAATCCATCCGTGGTGCTATCCCGGAAGAAACCGGCCTGTTCAAGCAAATCACTTTGACTTTCAACCCGTGGAATGAAAAGCATTGGATCAGGAAACGGTTCTTTGGAGAAATCACCGGCAAGGATGCCCAAGGGAACCCCGTTTACAAATTCCATGATAGCTGGACTTCCCCGGATGGTCAGATTTTCGCTACCACCACCAATTACCTGTGTAATGAATGGCTGGATGAAGCTGATCTGAAGGTTTTCCAGACTATGAAGGAAACCAACCCCCGGCGCTATAAAGTGGCTGGCCTTGGTGGTTGGGGCATTGTGGATGGCCTGATTTTTGAGAACTGGCGAGAAGAATTGTTTGATGTTCAGACCATTTCCAGAAAGCCCGGTGTGAAATCTGCCTTTGGGCTTGACTTCGGTTATACCAATGATCCCACGGCCCTGTTCTGTGGGCTGGTGAGCCAAGAGGAAAGAACCATTTGGGTGTTTGATGAACTGTATGAAAAAGCCCTGACCAACCGGGCCATTTGTGACCGGGTAACGGCTATGGGATATTCCAAGGAACGGATTAAGGCCGATTGTGCCGAACCAAAGAGCATTGACGAATTGCGGGAAGCTGGCCTGTACCATGTTGGAGCCGCCCGAAAGGGCAAGGACAGTGTGAACAATGGCATTCAGTACATTCAAGGTTATACCATTATCATTCATCCCCGGTGTGTGAACTTCATCACTGAAATTTCAAACTATACTTGGGCTGAAGATAAGTTTGGGGCCAAGATCAACACCCCCATTGATGATTTTAACCACCTGATGGATGCCATGCGTTATGGGTTGGAAGATGTTCTGGTTGGCCCCGCATTCAGCTTTGATTAACACGATAGTAACAAAAGGCCCTGAAAACCCTGTGTTTTCGGGGTTCTGTTTTTATTGAGTAATAGAAAGGGTGATTGAAGATGTTCTTGAATACTGAAACAGACCGGATCAATCGCCTGATCATTCAGGGCGGTAGAACTGGAATGACTGAACTTCAGTTCTTTGCCGCTGAAATCAAAGAATGGAAAGATAGTATCCGCCGCCGTGATCAGCTTACCGGGGATATGTATTACCTTGGCAAGCATGATATTTTGAACCGTCAACGCACTATTATTGGTGCTGATGGAAAACTTCAGGCGGTGAACAATCTTCCGAACAACCGGATTGTGAACAACCAATATGCTTTGATGGTGGATCAGAAAACCAACTACCTTGTGGGTAAGCCCTTCACCATGAACTGTGAGAACAAAGCCTATGTGGATTTGCTTTCCAAGGTGTTTAATCGGCGCTTCCAACGCCTGTTGAAGTATGTTTGTGAAGATGCCCTGAATGGTGGTATTGGCTGGATGTACCCTTATTATGATGATAAGGGCCGGTTGAACTTCAAACATTTCCCCGCTTATGATATTCTTCCATTTTGGGCGGATGATGATCACACGATCCTTGATTGTGCAATTCGTCTTTACTCCCAAGAAGTGTGGAATGGCTATCAGAAGGAAAAGGTGGAGAAAGTCGAAATCTTCAAGCCTGATGGTCTGTGGCGGTATATCTATCAAAATGATATGCTGATCCCTGATACCGATGCCGGGGAACATGAAAATTATTTTGCTGTTGTTGACGGTGAAGGATCGGTTGAAGAATTCAACTGGACTGAAATCCCCTTGATCCCGTTCAAGTACAATAAGCAGGAACTTCCCCTGATCAACCGGGTAAAGACCATTCAGGACGGTATCAACACCATGCTTTCCGACTTTGAAAACAATATGCAAGAGGACGCACGGAACACCATTCTGATTCTGAAGAACTATGATGGTCAAGATTTGGGGGAGTTCCGCCACAACCTTTCTACTTTTGGCGCTGTGAAGGTTCGGAATGATGGTGGGGTTGAAACCCTTCAGATTGAAATTAACGCTGAAAATTATAAAAGCGTTTTGGAACTGATGAAAAAAGCCCTGATTGAAAATGCCCGTGGCTATGATGCCAAGGATGATCGTCTTTCCGGGAACCCCAATCAGATGAACATTCAATCTATGTATTCTGACATTGATTTGGATGCAAACGGCATGGAAACGGAATTTCAGGCGGCTTTTGAACAGTTGCTTTGGTTCATCAATCAAGATTTCAGCAACCGGGGCAAGGGTGATTTTGATGGTGAAGATATTCAGATTACCTTTGACCGGGATATTTTGATCAACGAATCTGAAGCCATTGATAATTGTTCCAAATCGGTTGGTATCTTGTCTGATGAAACCATTGTGGAACAGCACCCGTGGACAAATGATGTTGAACTGGAATTGGCCCGGTTGAAGAAAGAAAAGGAAGAAGCTATGGAACAAGCCCAAGAATATTCCGGGGCTTTCGGAGCCGGGAACCAACAGAATGAAGGCGTGGGTGGGGGATGAATAATCCCCACCCTTCTATTATGCCGGGGCAATAATGGGGGCGGGCCGGGGTTTCACCTCCTTACCCGGCCAAAGGTGCAATTCCTTTCCCCGGCACCATCTGGCGCATTGGTCAAGCGGTCAAGACACCGCCCTTTCACGGCGGTAACACGGGTTCGATTCCCGTATGCGTCACCATTCATGCTGAAGTGATGGAACAGGCAGACAGGGCGGATTCAAAATCCGTTGCCGCAAGGCGTGTGGGTTCAAATCCCACCTTCAGCACCAATATTGGGGTGTAGCCAAGAGGTAAGGCAAGGGGTTTTGACCCCCTGATTCGTTGGTTCGATTCCAACCATCCCAGCCATTTCACAGAAAGGGGAACGGCCCATGAGAAATGCGGAGTATTGGCGGGGCCGCTTTTCCATTCTGGAAGAAAACGCCCACAAACAAAGTGATCAATACCTTCAGAACCTTGAAGATATGTTCATGGATGCCCAAAGAACGGTTCAAGCCGATATTGAACGGTGGTATGGGCGCTTTGCTACCAATAACGGGATCAGCCTGACAGAAGCCCGGAAATTGCTGACCACCGGACAGCTTGAAGAATTTCATTGGACGGTTGAACAGTATATTAAAGCCGGACAGCAAAACAACCTTTCCGCTGAATGGTTGAAGAAGCTGGAAAATGCTTCTGCCAAGTTCCATGTTTCCCGGTTGGAAGCTATTCAACTTCAAATTCAACAGCAGATTGAACTTCTGTATGGGAACCAGCTTGACGGGGTGGATTCCCTTCTGAAGCAAATTGTTTCGGATGGGTACACCCACGGGGCTTTCACCATTCAAAAGGGCCTTGGGCTTGGGTGGGATATAACCGCCCTGAACCAGAAGAAACTTGAAACCTTGCTTTCAAAACCTTGGACTACTGACGGAAGAACTTTCAGTGATCGGATTTGGTTGAAGAAGCGGGAATTGGTGGGAACCGTTCATAAAGAATTGACACAGGGGCTTTTGAGGGGTGACAGCCCACAGAAGATCACGGATGCAATTAAGAACCGGTTCAAGGTTTCTCGCTATCAGGCGGGGCGGCTGGTGCATACTGAAACCACCTACTTCAACGCCATTTCCACCAAACAGGTTTATCAAGATTTGGGGGTTCAATCCGTGGAAATCCTTGAAACGCTGGATTCCCACACTTGCCCATTGTGCCAACCCCTTGATGGAACTGTGATCCCGCTGGCCCAATATGAACCCGGTGTGACAGTTCCACCCTTCCACCCGAATTGCCGGGGAACCACTTGCCCACACTATAACGATATGGAAGGCGAAAGAGCTGCCCGGAACGCTGAAGGGAAAGTGTACTATGTTCCGGCCAACATGACCTTCACCCAATGGAAGAAGGCTTTTGTGGATGGTGTGAAGGACGGTTTGACGGTTGCCACCGTGAGCGCTATAATGAAGGCAAAGCGGGAGTTGGAGCCGCTGAAAGCTGAAATGTTCCCTGAATATTTGACCGACAAGAAGGAACGGAAAAACACCCAAGCCTTGATTGATTATGTGAATGGGTGTGAAAACGCTGATCCTGATGTGGTTGCCCTTTATTCCAAAATGGGCGCTATGGAAAATATTAGGGCCAACGGAATTCCAATGAAGGTTTCCCACGGAAAAGGCTACGCTGTCAATTATCGCTATTACACCCGAAATGATCAGCTTGCGGAAGTTGAATTGATTATTCCCAAGCTGGCCGGGGATGATCTTACCGGCCAAGTGGTTACGACTTTGCATGAAGAAATGCACCTGATGGACTTGTTCAATCGGGCAGACCCCGCCAAATATTGTGACTGGTTCAGTTCCAGCCATGCAAAGTTAAGTTCTTTTTTCCAGAAAACAAACACCGATATTGCGGATGATATTGATGCCCTTTTTGAAGCCTTTGATAAGGAATGCAATCGCATTTCGGCAGAAATCAACGCTGAATTGAGAACTGCCACTTCTGCACTGACAGATCAATACTATGCACGAACTTTGTCTTATTCCGACTATAAAAAAGCCTTCAATAAGCTGAAGCGTGAAGCAAGTGAACAGATTGATTACCGGTGTAGAAATGCAATGGGCGGCGGTATCAGTTCCCTTGAAGATATTTATGATGCCCTTTCCGGTGGTTCGGCCCGTGATGCTGGCCTTGTGCGATATGGTCACGGTTCCAAATACTACCGGGAAGTTGGAAAGAGGGCGGAAGAAACACTTGCCAACTATGGTGCTTTGTCGATTGTTCGCCCTGATTTGGTGGAAATGCTTCGGAAAGATAAACCAGAGTTGGTAGAAGCGTTGGAAGAAGTAATTCAAGATATGTTAAAGAAAGCTGGTGGTTGATATGACACGGGAAGAAAAGCTGATGAAGGTTTATGCGCTGTTGGCTGAAGTTTCTGATGTTCTGGTTGACCGCTTCTTTGATGTGGATAGTGAAGAACTTCTGGATGAAAAAATTGAAGTTCTTACCGCCTTGAAGGACGGGAAACCGCCTGATCAAATCCCCCAGTATTATTCTATTCTTGAAAACTTTGACCCGGATCAGCATTGGGATTGATCCACAATATTGTTGAATGAGCCACCCCCGGCTGTTGCCGGTGGTGGTTTTTTCATACCCTTTTCGCCGTTTCCCGGTGGTGGGCGGTAAACAGAACCGTGGAAAATCGTGGTTCCTGACCCACGGAAAAAAAGGATCATAGAAAGGATGAACGAACATGACGAAAGAAAAGCTGATGGAATGGGGCCTTACTGAAGAACAGGCCAATAAGGTAATGGAAGGGCTGAACGGTTCTTTTGTTACCAAGGCCCGCTTCAATGAGGTCAACACCGAATTGAGCGCCGCAAAGAAAACTATTGGTGAGCGGGATGCCCAGCTTGAAACGCTGAAAAAGGCTTCTGGTGACACCCAAGCCCTTCAGGATCAGATCACCCAGCTTCAGGCGGACAACAAGAAGAAGGATGAAGATCACGCCAATGAACTGAAGGCGCTGAAGATCGGCAATGCCGTTGAACTGGCCCTGACCGGGGCCAAAGCCAAGAATAACACCGCTGTAAAGGCGCTGTTGGCCGGTTTCATTGATAAGGCTGAACTGGCAGAGGATGGGACTGTTAAGGGCCTTGATGATGAAATCAAGAAGTTGGTGGAAGGCAAGGACACGGCTTTTCTGTTCGATAAGACCGGCACCAAGTTCAAGGGTGCCAAATCCGCTGAAAAGGGTGATAAGGGGGATGAAGGCACTATGACGCTGGAAAAGCTGAAGGCCATGACCCCCGTTGATCGCTATAACTTCTCCGTCAACCATCCTGACGAATACAAAGAACTTTATGGAGGTAATGAGTAATGGCAAACATTGTCTATGATAACTTTTTCCTGTCCAATGAAATTGAAGATCAGTACCAGAGCCACCTTGATCTTCAGCAGTTTTGCACCATTGATAACAGCCTGACCGGTGTTGCCGGTATGCTTCGCAAGGTGCATAAGTACAAGGCTACTGACGGAACCGAGAAGCTGAAGATGGGACAGGGCAACACCAAGACCATTGAAGCCGGTTACACCGAAAAGGAATACCGTATTCAGATGGCTCAGAACCGTTTTGCCTACTATGACGAGGAAGCCATGACTGATCCTATGGTGATCACCACCGGCACCCGTCACGCTGGCACCGATATGTTCAACACCGTAAACGCTGACATTTTCGGCGCTTTCAATGAAGCTACTATGACGGTTGTAACCACCGCCCTTGGCTTTGATGCCTTTGTGGATGGTGCCGCCATGCTGAACTTGGAGAACCTTGAAAATGTGTCCATCTTCGGTTTTGTCCACCCCACTGATGTTGCAAAGTTGCGGAAGGCCCTGAAGGAAGATTTGAAGTATGTGGAAGCCTTTGCAAAGCAAGGCTATGTTGGCACCGTTGGCGGTATCAACATCTACACCAAGAAGAACGCTGACCCCGGCAAGGTGGTTATTGGCACCAAGGAAGCTGTTACCCTGTTCAACAAGAAGGGTACTGAAGTGGAGCAGGAGCGTGAGGGCAATATCCGTAAGAATACGGTGTATTCCCGTAAGTATTACCTTGCGGCCATGACCAATGAAGCCAAGGCGGTTAAGATCATCGTGGGTTCTGCCAAGGCCACCGCTGATGAAACTGTTCAGAGCAAGAAGGTTTATTACAAGCCTTCCGGCATTGGCTATGTGGTTGGAACCCCCAAGACCAACCCCAAAACTGAAGGCTTCTACGAGATTACGGCGGCGTAAGGAAGGCGGTGATCCCCGTTGCGTGATCAAGTGATTTCCATGCTTACGGCCCTTGGCGTAACGGGGGCCGCTACTGATCCGCTGTTGGATATTCTTCTTCAGAATGTTCAACAGCGGATTCTTAACAAAACCAATCAATCTGTGATCCCGGAAGGGTTGGAAAGCGTGGCTGTTTATATGGCCGTGGGTGAATACCTGAACATGAAGAAAACCGTTGGACAACTGACAGGGTTTGATTTGGATGCGGCAATCAAGCAAATTCAGGAGGGTGACACCAATACTGTGTTTGCAATCGGTGAAGGGAGCCTGACACCAGAACAGCGGTTGAATGGGTTGATTGATTACCTGATCAATGGCCGTTCTGATGAACTGTACAGGTATAGGAAGTTGGTATGGTAAATGCCCAGCGCAAAGCCCTTGAACGGCTTTGGAAGGATCGCTGTACGGTATATCACCGGGTAAAGGTGAAAGACCCTATCAGCAAACTTACTGATTCTAAAGAAATACCGCTTCTTCAGGATCAGCCCTGTAAACTGTCTTTTGAAACCCTATCTTCAACGGATGGTGATCATGTTTCCAAGGTGGCCCAATCTGTGAAGCTGTTCATTTCCCCTGATGTGGAAATTCCCGCTGGCTGTAAAATCGTGGTGAAGCGGTTCAATAACCTTGAACGGGAATTCACTTATTCCAAAAGCGGTGAAGCGGGAGTATTCACAAACCATCAAGAAATCATGCTGGAACCCTTCAAAGGATATGCCTGATGGCCCGGTGGGGTAAATGTGATTTCAAGGAACTTGAACGGTTGAATGAACGCCTTGAACAACTTTCTTCTGTGGATTTCGACACCTTTTGCCGGGAAGCGGCCAATGAGATTGCCGCACGGCTTTTGGCAAAGGTGAAGAAAAGAACCCCTGTTGGGGTGGTTCCCAAATTTGACGAACCCAAAACGGTGAAGGTTCAGGGGGCAAGTGGAAAAAGCAAAACCTTCTTAACCCGATCCGGGGCCATTCGTGATAAGTATTGGTCAGGGTATAAAGGTGGCACCCTTCGGGACGCTTGGACGATCCTTCCCGTTGAGAAACACGGGGATCAATATCTTGTTACGGTGGTAAATAACACCGAATATGCAAGCTATGTGGAATACGGCCACCGGCAAACACCGGGAAGATATGTCCCGGCATTGGGTAAGAGCCTGAAAGCAAGTTGGGTGAAGGGGCGGTTCATGCTGACCATATCCACCCAAGAACTTGAAACCCAAGCCCCGGCATTGTTGCAACAGAAATTGTATTTGTTCTTGAAGGAGGTGTTCTGATGCTGAATGAAGTGATCAAAGGAATTTCAATGGTGCTGAACACCGCCTTTGGGGATGAATATGAAATCCGCCAAAATGATGTTGAACAGGGTTTGGTGAATGGCAGTTTCTTCATTCAGGTTTTGAAACCGGAACTTACCCCATTGTTGGGGCGGCGCTCCATGAAGCGAAACCCTTTTGATGTAATGTACTTCCCCAAGGCCCCCGGAAATAATGCAGAAATGTTCACCGTTGCGGAAAAGCTGATGGAGTGTTTGACACAGATCAGCCTTCCCAACGGTGATCTTTTGCATGGAACCGGGATGAATTATGAAGTGGTGAATGATGTTCTTCACTTTATGGTGAACTTCAATCTTCCACTGATCCGGCCCTATGAAGAACCTTATATGGAAACTTTGGATACCGATGTTGGAACGGTGGGAGGGGGTAAATAATGGCTACCAGCACGAAACCGAGAAAGCCCAAAGCAAAAGAAGCGGCCCCGTCCGTTTCCAATGCCCCGGTTTTCCCCAAGGAAAGGATTTTGACTTTCCAAAGATACGCCAACCGGCGTGATCTACTGTCTATTCTGCTGAAGGATGGACAGGAATACACCCATGATCAGGTTCAAAACCTGATTGATAACTTTATGAAAGGTAAGGTGAAATAATATGGCCCTTGGCGGCGGAACTTTTCTGACGCAGAACAAAATTCTTCCCGGCGCTTACATTAACTTTGTTTCTGTGGCAAAGGCAAGCGCCACTTTGTCTGATCGTGGTATTGCCACAATCCCCCTTGATATGGATTGGGGGCCTGAAAATCAGGTTGTAACCGTGGAGCTGGCCGACTTCCTGAAGAACAGTCAGAAGATTTTCGGTTATGCTTACACGGCGGAGAAGTTGAAGCCTATGCGTGAGATTTTCAAACACGCAAAGACGGTTTATTTCTTCCGCCTGAATGCGTCCGGGGTGAAGGCGGCGAATACTTTTGCAACTGCCAAATACCCCGGCACCCGTGGCAATGATCTTCGGACGGTGATCACGGAAAACGAGAAAAGCGAACTGGAAAGCAAACTGTATGATGTTGCCACTTTCCTTGGCACGGTTCAGGTTGACTTGCAAACCGGTATTAAGGCTATGGCCGATCTGAAGCCCAATGATTATGTGGACTGGATCACCAGCGCAAGCATTTCTCTGACCGCTTCCCTTCCGTTGAAGAACGGCACCAATGGCACGGTGGAAGATGCGGCTTATCAGACCTACCTTGATAAGATGGAAGCCTATAACTTCAACGCTATGGGTTGCCCGTCCAACAAATCCACCATTGCTGAACTGTTTGCCGCCTTCTGTAAGCGTATGCGGGATGATGTGGGCAAGAAGTTTCAGGTGGTGTGCTTCCGTAATCTGGCCGACTATGAAGGTGTTGTGAGCGTGAAGAACACCATTGTTGGGCAAACCGATGATCCCGCCCTGATCCCTTGGGCAACCGGCGTGGTGGCCGGAACCGCTGTGAACAAGTCTGCAACCAATATGGATTATGACGGGGAATATTCCGTTGATACCGATTACACCCAAACCGAGTTGGAAAACGGTATCAGGGAAGGTTCTTTCATGTTCCATCAGGTGGATGAAAAGGTTGTTGTTCTTGAAGATATTAACAGCTTCATTTCCATCACGGATGAAAAATCCAGTGACTTTTCCAGCAACCAGACCATCCGGGTTTTGGATCAGATCGCCAATGATATTGCGGTTCTGTTCGGCAAGAAGTACATTGGCAAGGTTCCCAATGATGCTTCTGGCCGTGTGAGCCTGTGGAACGATATTGTGAAGCACCACATGGAACTTCAGAATATCCGTGCCATTGAGAACTTTAACCCGGATAATGTGACGGTGGTTCAGGGTGATACCAAGAAGGCCGTTGTGGTGACGGACTATGTTACCCCGGTCAACGCTATGGCCCAGCTTTATATGACCGTCTATGTTCAGTAAGAAAGGGGTGTAAAAGACGATGGCGAATACTGTAATGAATGCCAAAGATGCCATTTCCGGTTCTTTGGCTGAATGCTTTGTTACCATTGAGGACAACCGTTACAATTTCATGCAGGCTATCAACCTTGAAGCCCATTTTGAAAAGAATAAGACGGAAGTTCCCATTTTGGGCAAGCCCGGTAAGGGCAACAAAGCCACTGGCTGGAAGGGTACGGGTTCCGCAACCTTCCACTTCAATACTTCCATCTTCCGTAACCTGTTGAAGCGTTACAAGGACACCGGCGAGGATGTTTATTTTGACATTCAGGTGACTAATGAAGATCCCACTTCTTCTGTGGGCCGTCAAACCGTGATCCTGAAGGATTGCAACATGGATGGCGGCTTGCTTGCCAAGTTCGATGCCGATGCAGAATACTTGGATGAAGATATGGATTTCACCTTTGAAGATTTCGAGATGCCCGAAACCTTCACCATGCTTGCCGGGATGGAGTAAAACCATGCTTCGCCCCGGCCCTTCTTGGGGCCGGGGTTTTCTTTTTATCAAAAATAGGAGGACTGTTTTATGAATCTGTCTGCGTTTCTGGCTGAAAATGCCCTTGCTGTTGAAAATGTGAAATTTGCCGCTTCCAAGCGGTTTATGGGTGACGATGGGAAGCCCATGCTGTGGGAGATCAAAACCATCACCGGCACGGAAGATGAAGCCCTTCGGAAATCCTGTGCCAAGCGGGTTCCCATCCCCGGCAAGAAGAATCAGTATCAGAAGGAAACTGATTATGATATGTACCTTGGGAAGCTGGCTGTGGCCTGTACGGTGTTCCCCGATCTGAATAACAAGGAACTTCAGGACAGCTATAAGGTTATGGGCGCTGATGCCCTTCTGAAAACCATGCTGACCCCCGGCGAATATGCCGACTATGTGCAGAAGGTTCAGGAGGTTTGCGGCTTTGATACCAGCCTTCAGGATGAGGTGGACGAGGCAAAAAACTAATTCGTGAAGGTGATGGTGAAGCGAACATTGCTTACTATTGCCTTCACGAATTGCATCTGATCCCTTCTGCATTTCTGGCCTTGCCCCGAAAAGAAAGAGCCTTCATCATTGCGGCTATTGAAATTCGGGTGGAGCAGGAAAAGAAAAAACAGAAGGAACTTGAACGAAAACAGCGCCGGGGCCGCCACCATTAAGGCCCCGGCATTTATTCCCCACAAGAAAGGTGGTGAACCCTATTGGCAACGATCCGCACGGCTATTGCGCTGTATGACGGTGTGACAAGCCCCCTTCGCAATATGCAGAAAGCTATGGGCATTGTTCTGAACAGTTTTGAATCCATGCAACGGGCTTCCAGCAATGCCGTTGATGTTTCGGCCATTCAAGAAGCCCGTGAAGAATTGGCAAGGGCTGAAACTGCATTTGATTCCATTGAACAGAACATCCGGGATGCCAATGACCAACAGCAACGCTTCAACCGTTCTATCCGTGATGGTTCTTCCGCCGCCGATGGGTTGTGGCAGAAAATGAAGGGGATCGCCGCCACCGTAGGCGGCATGATTGGCCTGAAACAAGCCCTTGGGACTTCTGACCAACTGACCCAAACCAACGCCCGGTTGAATAATGCCCTAATTAAATTTGACGATGGGGGCAGTATTAAAGAGCTGGAAGCAAAGGTTATGGCTTCTGCCCAACGATCCAGAGCCTATTATATGGACACTGCCGCCGCTGTTGCCAAGTTGGGCATAAATGCAAGGGACGCATTCACCAACATGGATGAAGTAATTGCTTTTTCCGAATTGGTGAACAAGTCTTTTGTTATCGGTGGTGCCGGTGCCCAAGAGCAATCCGCCGCAATGCTTCAGCTTACACAGGCAATGGCTTCCGGGGTTCTTCGTGGTGAAGAACTGAACAGCATTTTTGAGAATGCCCCCGGAATTATCCAGAGCATTGCAAAATACTTGGATGTTCCCATTGGTCAGATCAGAACAATGGCTTCTGAAGGGCAGATTACCGCCGATATTGTAAAGAATGCCATGTTTGAAGCGGCTGATGATATTGAAAACAAATTTTCAAATATGCCCAAAACTTGGGGACAGATTTGGACGGGCATGAAGAACAAGGCCCTATCCATGTTCGCCCCGATCCTGACCAAGATCAACCAGATTGCCAATAGCACCAAGTTCCAGCAAGTTACCACGGCCCTGATCAATGGGCTTGCGGGGGTTGCAAATGTGGCTTCTTCGCTATTGGATATTCTGATTTCCGTTGCTTCGGTGATTGTTGATAATTGGAGTTGGATTCAGCCTATCATCATGGGTATTGTGGCCGCTATGCTGATTTATAACGGTGTGGCGCTGGTGACAAATGCCATTATGGGTATTCAGGCAACGGCCAAGGCCGTTCATGCGGCGGCAACTGCTATGGAAGCGGGAGCCACTTTCACCGCTACGGTAGCCCAGCAGGGCCTAAATGCGGCGCTTTTGGCTTGCCCCCTTACATGGATCATCCTTCTGATTATCGCCGTCATTGCGGCTATCTATGCGGCGTGTGCGGCAGTTGCCAAGTTCACCGGAATTGCAAATAGCGGCTTCGGTGTGATTTGCGGGGGAATCATGGTTGTGATTTCCTTCTTCAAAAACCTTGGCCTGTCCGTGGCGAATATTGCCTTGGGTATCTGGAACGCTTTGGGGGCTTGTGCTTCCAATATCGGAACCGCCTTCCATAATGTCATTTCCAATGTTCAGGGATGGTTTTATAACCTTCTTTCTACGGCCCTTACAGTTGTGGCCGGTATTTGTGAAGCCCTGAACAAGTTGCCCTTCGTTGAGTTCGACTATTCCGGGATCACCAGCAAAGCAAGCGAATATGCGGCCAAGTCCGCTGAAGCCTATGGGAATGTTGAGGAATATAAAAGCGTTGCCGATGCTTTCAATGAAGGAATGTCTACCTTTGACACCTTCCAAGATGGTTGGGCCGCTGATGCCTTTGCTTCCGGTGCCGCTTGGGGTGATGGTGTGGCCGATAAGGTTTCCGGTATGTTTGATTTTTCCGCCTTGGATTCTATGGGGGCTGATTCTTTGGATGCCTTCAACCTTGGCAATGATCTTGATAGCATTTACGGGAACACCGGCGATATTGCAAACAACACAGCGGCCACCGCTGATGCCTTGGATATTGCTGAAGAAGATTTGGCTTATCTTCGTGACATTGCGGAGCGTGAAGCAATCAACCGGTTCACTACCGCTGAAATCAAGGTTGAACAGCACAATGAAAACCACATTGCTTCTGAACTGGATGTTGATGGAATTATGGCCGCATGGACAGAAAGTTTTGCAGAACAGTTGGCGGTATCGGCGGAAGGGGTGCATGAGTAATGGCGTATAAACTGTATATGGCGGGAACGCTTATGCCCATCACCCCTTCCAAGGTGACGGTGAAGATCAACAACCAGAACAAGACTATGACCCTGATTAACGGGGAAGAAATCAACATTCTGAAGGCCGCTGGCCTTTCGGATGTGTCCTTTGAACTGGTTCTTCCCCAAGTGTCTTATCCCTTCAGCAACGGTGGAGCGCAAAGCGCCGCCTATTACCTGTCCTTGTTTGAACGGTTGAAGGTGAGCAAGACCCCGTTCCAATTCATCCTGAACCGGCAGAAGCCCGGTGGCGGGATGTTCCATTACACCAATCTGACCGTTGGCCTTGAAACCTATGAAATCACCGATGATGCCGGTGAAGGCTTTGATGTGAAGGTGAAGATCAACCTGAAACAATACAGAGCCTATGGCACCAAGACCGTGACCGTGCAACCGGCCAAGACTTCCGGGGGAACCGCCACCGCAACGGTTCAGGCGGCACCCCGGCCCACCACAACGGCCCCGAAAGCCGCCACCTATACGGTGAAATCTGGTGATTGCCTTTGGAACATTGCCAAGAAGCAGTTGGGCAACGGGGCCGATTACACGAAAATCTATAATCTGAACAAGGACAAAATCAAGAACCCGAACCTGATCTATCCCGGTCAGGTTCTTACTTTGCCTTCCTGAAAGGGGTGATTCCGTTTGGCAGTTGAATTGTTCATCCAGCATAACAGCACCATTCAATTCCCCGTTGTCAAGGAAGGCGCACGGCTGACCTTGGAGCGCAAGGGAACCCCCGGCAAGTTGGAGTTCACCGTTGTCAAGGGGCCGGGGCTGAATTTTGCTGAAGGTGATCCGGTGAAGCTGACTGTGAACGGAACCGCCATGTTCTATGGGTTTGTGTTCAAGAAAAAGCGTGACAAGGGCGGCACCATTGATGTTGTGGCCTATGATCAGTTGCGTTATTTGAAGAACAAGGACACCATCACAGAAGAAGGGCTGAAGGCTTCTGACCTTCTGAAGCGCATTGCAACAGATTTCCGGTTGAACCTTGGTACGGTGGAAGATACCGGTTATACCCTTGAAACCATCGTGGAAGAAAACCAAACCCTGTTTGATATGATTCAGAACGCCCTTGATGAAACCCTGATGAATACCAAACAGCTTTATGTTCTGTATGACGATGCCGGGAAGCTGACCCTGAAGAACATAAATACCATGAAGCTAAACCTTCTGATTGATGAAGAAACCGGGGAAAACTTCAGCTATGAATCCAGTATTGATGAACAAACCTATAACAAGATCAAGCTGGCCTATAACAATGAAAAAACCGGTAAGCGGGAATTGTTCATTGCACAGGACGGGGCGAAAATGAACCAATGGGGTGTTCTTCAGTATTTTGAAGAAGTTCAGACCAAAACAGGCGCTTCCGCCAAGGCGGATGCCCTGTTGAAGCTGTACGATCAGAAAACCCGCAAGCTGACCATTCAGAACGCTTTCGGTGATGTGCGGGTTCGTGCTGGAAGTGCCGTGGTGGTGGCCCTAAACCTTGGTGATATTGTCACCAACAATTACATGGTGGTGAACAAAGTCACCCACACCTTCAGGGGTGATGAACACATGATGGCGCTTGACCTGATCGGGGGTGAATTTATTGCCTAATGCTATTGATGCAGTAAAAAAAGCGGCTATGGAAGCATTAGAATCCAGCAAGCCGGTGAACATCCTGTTTGGAACTGTCCTTTCCGCTTCACCCTTGAAAATTCAGGTGGATCAGAAATCCATCTACACTTCCAAAATGCTAATCCTGACCCGGAATGTGACTGATTTTGAAGTTGATATGACGGTGAACCACAGCACCGAGGACAAGGGCGGTGGTTCTGGTGCGGCGGCGTATGAAGCCCACAAACACGCCTATGTTGGCAAGAAAACCTTCAAGGTTCACAACGCTTTGAAGGCCGGTGAAAAGGTGCTTCTGATCCGGGTTCAGCAAGGAAAGAAATTCGTGGTTATTGACCGAGTAAAGGGGGCTTGATGATGATTCCGCAAGTTCAGGATGATATTAAACAGGATTTCACCATTGAAACCCTTCCAAGCCGTACTTTCAGGATGAACCACAACAACCTGACCATCATCGGCACCATTGATGAAATCCAAGCTGTGGAACAGGCGGTTTTTCTGATCCTGAACACAGAACGCTATGAATGGTTGATCCATTCTTGGGATTATGGGGTTGAACTTCATAATCTGATCGGGAAAGATGTGGAATACTGTATTCCCGAAATTGAACGCCGGGTTCGTGAAGCCTTGCTTCAGGATGATAGGATCACGGCTGTTCAGAACTTTGAATTTACGGTGAACAAAAAGAAAGTGCTGACTACCTTCACGGTGGTCAGCATTTTTGGCGAAATCAATGCAGAATTGGGGGTTGAAATCTGATGTATGAAGCACAGACCTATGAAGCAATCCTTTCCCGGATGCTTCAGAAGGCGCTTTCCATCAATGGCAATTTGGACACCCGTGAAGGTTCGTTGGTTTGGTGCGGTGATGCCCCCGCCGCCGTGGAATTGCAGAACCTTTATATTGCCCTTGATACGGTGCTGAATGAAACCTTTGCAGACACCGCAACCCGCCCTTATCTCATTTTGAGGGCGGCAGAAAGGGGGCTGAAACCGCAACCGGCAAGCCCCGCCGTGTTGCAGTTGAGCATTACACCAACCACCTTGCACCTTCCCATGAACACCCGCTTTTCCATTGGAGAACTGAACTATTATGTTTCGGCTGACCGTGGAAGTGGTAAGTATGAAATCACCTGTGAAACCGCTGGTGAAGCCGGTAATGACTACACCGGAACGGTGATTCCCATTGAGTATGTGGACGGGCTTGAAACCTGTTCCATTTCCGCCGTGGTGATCCCCGGTGAGGATGAAGAAGATACCGAGGTTTTCAGACAGCGTTACATGGATAGCCTGAACGCCCAAGCCTTCGGCGGCAACCGTGCGGATTATCTGGAAAAGGTGAACGCCATTCCCGGCGTGGGCGGTGTGAAGGTATATCGGGTTTGGAACAGCGATTTGAACCCGGCCAAGCTGATCCCGCCCACGGGAACCGACACTTGGATCAGCGGCCTTTCCGGTGTGTCCGAGGAAATCAAGGCGTGGTTGGATGCCGTGTATGCGGCGGGAGCCAATAGCAAGCTGACCGTGGGCGGAACCGTGAAGCTGGTGATCATCAACAGTTCCTTCAAGAAGCCTTCGGAAGCCCTTGTGGATCAGGTGCAGACCGCAGTTGACCCCCTTCAGAACGCCGGTGAAGGTGTGGGCATTGCCCCCATCGGCCATGTGGTGAGGGTTGAAGGCGTGGGTGAAGATACCATCAACCTTTCCTTCGATCTGTACTATCAGCGGGAATGGAGTTGGGATGATGTTTCCGGGTATGTCACGGAAGCAATTAACGGGTACTTCTTGGAACTGGCCCAAAGTTGGGCGGATCAAGATGAAGCCCTTGTGGTTCGTATCAGCCAAATTGAAAGCCGCCTGTTGGGTATCACCGGTATTTTGGATATTGCCAACACCACAATCAATGAAAAAGCCGCCAATCATACATTGGCCCTTGACCATATCCCGGTGTTGGGTTCCCTTGCACCAACCACTATTGAAATTAAGGCATAAGGGGTGGTGACTGATGGAACGAAAACTGATTGATTACCTACCCTATGCGATGCGAGATTTCAAGGAATATGAAGGGATCATGGAGAGTGAACAGCCTGAATTTGATCAGGCGTGGAACAATGCTGATGATCTTTTGAACAATCAGTTCATTTCCACCGCTGGAAATGTGGGCCTTTCCCGATGGGAAAAGATTTTGGAGATCACGCCCAAGGGGACTGACAGCCTTGAAGATCGCCGGTTCCGTATTTTGACCAGAATCAATGAAGAACTTCCTTACACCCTTCCGCAACTTCGGAATATCCTTGAAACCCTTTGTGGGCCGGGGAACTATTCAGCGGATGTGGCAGAAGGAACCTATCACCTGATTGTGAAAATTGGGTTGGCGGCAAAAAACAATTTCACCGATGTTGAATCCTTGCTGAACAGAGTGGTTCCACAAAACCTGATTGTAACCCTTCTTCAGCTCTATAACACCCACGCTGAACTTGGACGCTTTACCCACTCCCAGCTTGCCGCCCATACCCATGACCAATTAAGAAACGAGGTGCTTAACTGATGCCCAATCAAACCACAAACTATGGGCTGACCAAACCCCTTGCTTCTGAATTTTATGATGTTGAAGTTCAGAATGGCAACATGGACAAGATTGATGCCCAAATGAAAACCAATGCCGATGGTATCAAAGACCTTCAGGATGGGCAGAAAAACAAGGCTGATTTGGTGGGTGGGAAGGTTCCCGCTGAACAGCTTCCCACTATGGACTATGAAGCAAAGGGCACCGCTGAACAGGTTGTAACCACCCACGATGGAAACAAGAAAGCCCACCCCTATTTGTTGGGGCAGATTGAAACCTGTGTGACAGCGGCGCAGAATGCCCAAGATGCCGCAGATGCGGCCTTGGAAGCTGTGTCCAAGATCGCTTTCACCATCAATGCGGTTCCCACTCAAAACGGTGTTCTGACCTATAACGGACAGGCCCAAAGCCCTTCTTGGAACAGCTATGATCCTAACGCCATGACCCTTGGGGGAGTGACTACCGGCACCGATGCCGGGACTTATACGGCCACCTTCACCCCCAAGGAAAAATATCAATGGAGTGATGGCACCAAGACCGCAAAACAGGTTACATGGAAGATTGACCGGGCTTCTATGGCGGCACCTACCCAAAGCGGAAGCCTTACCTTCAATGGTTCCCCGCAAAGCCCTTCTTGGTCGGGGTATGACACCGGGAAAATGACCCTTGGAGGAACTACCACAGGCACCAATGCGGGAAGCTATAACGCCACCTTTACCCCCAGTGCAAACTACAAATGGAGTGATGGAAGCACCGGTACAAAAACTGTGGTTTGGAGAATTGGGAAGGCCGCTGGAAGTTTGTCTTTGAATAAAACTTCCATGAAGCTGACCGCCGCCAAGAAAACAGACACCATCACAGTTACCAGAGCCGGTGACGGTGTTATTACGGCCACTTCTAATGCGTCTGGCGTGGCTTCTGTGAGCGTTTCGGGCAACACGGTAACAGTTACCGCCAATGCCAAGGGAAAGGCTACAATCACGGTTTCTGTGGCCGCTGGCACCAATCACAACGCCCCGGCAAATAAAACCTGTTCGGTTGAAGTGACCATGCCCACCAAAAACCTTTCTGATAATGATTGGGCCACCATTCGGGAAGTGAGTAGCGCCGGTTTGGGTGCCAACTATTGGGCTGTGGGTGATATGAAAGAAATCACCATCAATGGTAAAGTTGGCAACCACACCTTTAGCAATTTGAAGATCAATGTTTTCATCATCGGGTTCAATCACAATGCCGCCAAGGAAGGCAACAATCTGATTCACTTCCAGATTGGAAAGATGGGAACAACCCCTGTGGCGCTGTGTGATGCAAAGTATGGTAATAGTATAAGCGGGGCTGGCTATTTCCACATGAATGATTCCAACACCAATGCTGGTGGCTGGAATGGCTGTTCCAAACGGAAAACCTTGTATGGAAACACTGGCACCCCCACCAGCCCAATCAGCAATAGCTTGATGGCGGCGCTTCCGGCTGACCTTCGGGCCGTGATGCAACCTGTAACCAAATATACTGATAACACGGGCAATTCTTCCAATAGTGCGGGCAATGTTACCGCCACAAGGGATTACCTGTTTGATCTGGCCGAATTTGAAGTGTTTGGAGTAAGAAACTACGCCAACCAATATGAGCAGAACAGCCAACAGCAGTATGCTTATTATAAGGCCGGTAACAGTAAGGTTGCCAATAATCATACCGCCGTGAATACGGCGGTTTGGTGGTGGCTCCGCTCCCCTAATTACAATAGCGGCAACATTTTCGTTATTGTCTGGACTGATGGCTCCTACACCACTAACAACGCTTATAATTCTGGTGGGTTGCGGCCCGGCTTTGCCGCCTAATCCCCCGCAGGATGATCCCGGCCTTATCCCGCCCCCGGAAGGGGGCGGTTCCGGGAGGGACCCCCAAAGAAAAATAAGAATGGCGGCGTAAGCCGCCCGACGAAATTTTGAAAAATCGACTTTTCTTCAAAGTGCTATCATTTGACAGGTAAGTGAGGGCATACAAAACGCAACTTCCGCCATACAATATCTATAAGACCGGTTTCAAGGGGGTATTGTATGGCAACCAATAAGAAAGTTTTTACTTTACGCCTTTCGGATGAAGTCTTTGATAAAATCGGTGTACTTGCTACCCGTGAACATCGTTCTGTAACCAATTATATTGAATTCGTGCTTTTGAAGCATTTGAAGGAAATTGAAGATGAACAAGGTGTGATCAAAGCTGACGGTTCATCCAAAGAGGTATAAGCAATGTCTGTCTTAAAGCAAAAGAGAACCACAAGTAAGGCTGAATTCATCAATACGGCCAACCAAATCTATGTTGAAACCATCAATTTTCTTACCCGCCTTTCTGCAAGGTATTCCCGCCTGATAGCGGAACCTGTTGCAAAACTGGCGGGTGAAATCATTGATCATGCGGAAAAGGCCAACAGCATTTTTCCTTCTGATGTTCAACGGATTGAATTGCGGAAGGCCCACTTGCTGGAAGCAAGGGCTTCCTTGATGGCGCTGGATGTGCGCCTTACCCATGTTTACCTGATTTTGAACCAAAACCCTGAAGGGGCTTTTACCACTTCCAAAGGGGTTGCGGTGAAATCCAATGACGCTATTGAAAAGCTGGATAAGATGGCCCAAAATTTAGGTGAACTGATCGACAAGGAAAACGAACTTTTGAAAGGGGCAATCAAAAATGTAAGTGCAAAAATGAAATCTTAACTTCAAAATTAGGTGTATCTCTATGAATGCTTCCTTCGGCGGTTTGGTGGTGGCTCCGCTCCCCTAATTACAATAACAACAACAATTTCGTTATTGTCTGGACTGATGGCAACTACAACAATAACAACGCTAATAATTCTGGTGGGTTGCGGCCCGGATTTTGCAAATATACACGGTCGAATGTAGTAACAGAAACCCGGCTTTGGGCTTCAGGTGAAGGATGACCGATGTAAAAGGAGAGATACTTCCTTGGGTAGCCAATCCCTAAAACTGCCCCGCTTGGGAAAGCGGGATGGGGTATAACCTATTTTATAGCCGATACCCTTTCTTTTGACACCCATGCACGGACGCTTCTTGCATGGTGGGCGAATGTGCCATAGCCCATTTCATGTGTATGGGTAAAGCAGATTAGAAGGCACCCTACAATTTATCTGTGCGAAAGGCGAATACTTTTTTAATTATGAACAGTCAGGAACGGCGGGAAGCCCGCTACCAGCGCCGCAAAGCAAAGCGGCAAGCAAAGAAACAAGCCCGATCTGATAGCCTTGGATCGGTGAATCAGGTTTTCAGTTACCGGAAAATGTTTTTCTATGGCCGTAAGTGCTGTAATGGGGTGCGGTGGAAGCAAAGTGTTCAAAACTTTGAAGCCCACCTATTTTCAGGAACAGCCAAACGGCGGCGGGAAGTATTGGATGGAACATGGAAACCAAAAAGCTGTACCCATTTCACCCTTCGGGAGCGTGGAAAGGTACGGCCTATTGATGCGCCGCATATCACAGATCGGCAAATTCACAAGACCCTTTGCAATGAAGTTCTTGTGCCGTTGTATAACCCCTGTATGATCTATGAAAACGGGGCTTCACAGAAGAATAAGGGCCTTCACTGGCACTATAAACGGCTGAAGGAACAGCTTCATTGGCATTACCGGCGCTATGGTCGGGAAGGGGCCGTTTTACTGATTGATTTGAAAGGGTTCTTTCCCAATGCACCCCATGAAATTCTTTACCAGCGGCACCGGGAATTGATCTTGAACCCTGATCTTCAAAGAATTGCTGATACCGTCATTCAATATTCACCATGTCCAACACCGGGCCGGGGAATGCCTTTGGGTGTGGAACCATCACAACAAGAAATGGTTGCCATGCCCAGCAAAATTGATCACTGGATCAAATGTCAGGCCCGTGTGGACTATGAAGCCCATTACATGGATGATTACCTTATGACCTTCCCCAGTGTTGATGAAGCAAAGTTCATGGGGCATGAAATTGTAAGACGGTTTGAAGCCGCTGGAATTCGGGTGAACAAGCGGAAATGCAAAGTGATCCCACTTACAAAGCCGTTTCGGTTTTGTAAGGCCCGATTTACATTGACCGAAACCGGAAAGGTGAAAGTGAATGGAAGCCGGGATGGAGTGAAACGGGCAAGGCGAAAGCTGAAGCTATTTCACAAAGAATTCAAAGAGGGAAAAAGAACCTTCTTTGATATTGAACAGTACATGGAATGCCAAAGCGCATATTACCGGAACTTCAATGATCATGGGCGGTTATTGCGTTTGCGGCGGCTGTATCATGCTATCTTTTTCGGAGGTGCGGAATGTTTAGAATCATCAAAAACGGGGCCTCTATTGGCCTAACTGAAAATCTGAACTATATCAAACAAGCCGAAAATGGTTGCTATGTCCTTTGCCCGGAGCCTGATGCTTCGGGCATTGTTTTTGGCGGCACCGTTTATCACTTGCTTGGAAGAACAGGTTTGGACGGGGTTGAAACTGTGGGTTTGGAAGAAGTTGATGCCGGTATGGAGATCATCAAGGCCGCTGAAGCTGGTGGGATTGTGTTTGTGAATATGGCGGAAGCCGGGAACATTGATCCTGAAACGGCGGCGGAACACGCTGACTTGTTTGCTGAATGGGCTTATCCCATTGCTTATAAAACCGGCCAAATCCGCCGTTACAAAGGAACCCTTTACAAGTGTGTTCAGAACCATACTTCCCAAGCTGATTGGACACCTGACACCGCTTCCAGCCTGTGGAGCAAAACCAGTGATCCCGCTGAAGAATGGCCTGAATGGTCGCAACCCGTAGGGGCGCATGATGCTTACCCCAAGGGGGCAAAAGTAAGCCACAATTCCAAGCATTGGATTTCTACGGCGGAAAACAATGTTTGGGAACCCGGTGTATATGGATGGGAGGAAGTAACCAATGCAGTATAAAAACTACCTTGCACGAAAAAGGGCAAGGTTTGAAGGTATTTGCGGCCATGTGAATATTCCCTATGGAACCGCCCTGACTGTTCAGGACGGTTTTATTATGTGGAAAGGTCAACAGGTTTGTGGGATCACCAGCCAAAACGCCTATGATTACTTCACCCAAAACGATGATGGCCGGGGAAAGGAACGGGGCGAATTGGTTTCTTCCATTCTTCTTTTGCTGGAACGGCGGGATAAGAGGTATCAGGGCCGGTGGGATAAGGTTTGGGCGGATGCCCGTTGCCAACAGTACAAGCGCCCGGATCACGATGATCATTGGATTTGGAACTTTGAGTTCTATAATGCCCCGGTGGAGGATTTGAAGCACATTTTCAATCTGATCAGAAAGGGGTGAACGGGGAATGACGGTTTACCAATGGTTGTGCTTGCTTGGCATTCCGGCTTTGATTGCGGCGGCTTTCAAATACCTGTATAGCCAAATCAAACACAATTCTGAAGATTCCAAAGCCCTGAAAGCGGGAATTCAGGCACTTTTGAGGGCGCAAATGATCAGTGATTTCAATAAATATTCCGAAAAGGGCTATGCCCCGATTTATGCACGGGATAATTTTGAAAACTGCTGGAAGCAATATCATTCATTGGGGGTGAATGGGGTAATGGATGATCTTCACATGAAGTTCTTGGAACTTCCTACTGATGCCCCGGAAGCATGAGCCGGGTAAAGAAAAAGCCGAAAAAAGAGTTTTCCAAACTAATCTTGATTTGTGCGGGGGCCGTTACTGTGTTGGTAACGGCCTTCACTTTTATCATGGTTTGGAGAACCAACGATCTTTCCCCATTGGCCTATCTGATCCCCACTGTCTTTACTAAATTGGGGGTTGGAACCGGGTTTTACTATTCCAAAGCCAAGGCAGAAAACCGGATCAAATTGCGGAAGATGTACGGCCCGGAAATCTACAACGATACAAAGGAGATGTGAACCATGCTGGAAGCTATTATGAACAACCTGATCAATATTGGGTGGGCAATGCTGATCTTCTTGGCGGCGTACCTGTCCAATGTGGCCTTTTCCCTGTACTACAATATCAAAATTTTGCTTCAGCCTTTTGACCGGGAAAAAGCAATCAATTCCGCCCTGAAGGTTGCGGCCTTCGTGGTGGGGCTGACTTTGCTTTGTGTGAGCATTACCACCCTTCCCCTGTACGCCAATCAGGTTGGTTGGGCAATCCCGGAAGAATATGCTGATATGTTTGCTGATCTGGTCATTATTGGGGCGGTTCTGATTGTGTCCTGTAAGTACATTGTGGAAGCATTCACTAAATTCAAAGCTATTTTGGAGGTGACACCTAAAAATGAAATTGGTGCAAAGTATCCTGACGAAAAATGATTGCTATAAGAGCGGCAGGAAGATCACGGTGAAAGGGCTGATGCTCCATTCCGTGGGCTGTTCCCAACCTAACGCTTCCGTATTCGTGAAGAATTGGAACCGTTCTGGCCTTGAAGCCTGTGTGCATGGGTTTATTGACGGGAACACCGGCACCGTGTATCAAACCCTTCCTTGGAACCACCGGGGCTGGCACGCTGGCGGAGCCGCTAACAACACCCATATTGGGGTTGAAATGTGTGAACCGGCCTGTATCAAGTACACGAGTGGGGCAAACTTCACTTGTTCCGATCTGACTACTGCAAAGGCCGTGGCAAAAAGAACCTATGAAGCGGCTGTGGAACTGTTCGCTTCCCTGTGTAAGCAATACGGCCTTGATCCCATGAAGGATGGTGTGATCATTTCCCACCGGGAAGGTTGCGCTCGTGGCCTTGCGTCCAATCATGGTGATCCTGAACACCTGTGGAACCAGCTTGGAACGGGGTACACCATGAACGGCTTCAGGAGGGCCGTACAAGCCGCCATGAAGGGCGGGGGTGTAACTACTACCCCCAACACCGAAAAGCCCGCCACAGGCGGAACAGGGGCCACAGTGAAGCCCTATTTGGTGCGGGTAACAATCCCTGATCTGTATATCAGGAAAGGCCCCGGCACCAACTACGGGAAAAATGGCTTCATCAAGCCCGGTGTTTATACCATCGTGGAGGAACGAACCGGGGCCGGTGCTTCCAAGTGGGGCAAGCTGAAAAGCGGCGCTGGTTGGATCAGTCTTGACTACGCAAAAAAGGCGTGATACCGTGTTATTAGTTTGTTACTACCGCCCCCGATTTACCCCACTTTCTATGGGCTGAAATGTTCAGTATTTGGGTGCTTCGGAGCGTTGCAGAGCATACTAATTCATGGTACAATAAAAACAGACGAACCCCGAACCCTTGATTTTTCAGGGGTTCGGGGTTTTCTTGTTACTAATGTGTGCATAGTTCAGCGTTCAGCGGCCTAAAATGTTCACCGGTTTGAACCCTATGGAATCAGTTCCACGGTGGCCTTCAGTTCGTCCAAAGTCTTGTGATTATAGACCCGGTTTCCCGTGTCCTTGGACACATGACCCATGAGCAAATCAATACATTTCCGGTTGGCCCCGGCGCTATCCAATTTGGTTTCAAAGGTGTGGCGGCATTCGTGCGGGGTATGGTTCAGCTTCAGGGCCTTCATAATATCCGCCCAAAATATCCGGTATTGGGTTTGGTTGCAAACTTTCCCGTTGTAGCTGATCAGCCGGGGGCCACCTTCGGCAAGCCGCCGTTCAATCAATGGCCTGATCTTTGGATGGATGGGAACAATGCGGTTCTTACCGGCTTTCGTTTTGGTGCCGCCCTTCATCGTGCCTTCCTTCAAGTCTATATCTTCAGGTTTCAGGTTCAAAAATTCAGAGATACGCCACCCGGAATATAGCAAGATCAAAACAGTATCAACCCAAGGATCAGACTGATGTTCCCACACCGTTTTGATTTCATCGTTGGTGAACGGAAGGCGGCTGGTGGGCGGTATTGGATCAGAAGTCAGAAGTTCGGAGAAGCACCGGTTTATTATATCCATTTCAAGGGCGAACCGGTCAAGGTGGCCCCACAGGTTCTTGATGGCCGCTTGGGTGCTGTACCCTTTCCCACAACCATCAATGGTTTCTTGCATTTGGTAGGATCGCAGTTGTTTATAAGGCTTGTTCACATACGCTGAACAATGCTTGAACGCTGAACAGAGGGAAGAACGGTTGGATTCCCCCAGCTTCGGGGCCTTCTTTTCTTTCCAGAGGTCAAAAAGCTGTTGAAGGGTGATCTTGGCCCGGTCAACATCCCAAGGATCACGGTTGTATTCAGCAAGCATGATGTTCCCGGCTTCACGGGTTTCAGCATAGCCGATAATGTCATAGATGGGGTGGCCTTTGTCATTCCAACCTATGGTTTTCTTCACAATATATGGGCGGCGGCGTTGGCCTGATAGCTTTGCAACCGTTCCATACCCGTTTGGATTTCGCATTATATCACCTGAACTTTCAAAATTGGGTATGGCAAAGCTAAACCCCATGTGATATAATGTTCAAAGGCGTTTGAAACATTAACTTCAAAAGGGTTTGTTTCGCCTGACCGCTTCCGGTGTGCAAGACCGGGGGCGGTCATTTTTTTTTGCATTTGTTCCATATCCGTTCCGCTTAAAATCCTTGCGGGGTGCGGCTTTGAGAGAATGGAACACTTGGAACGGATATTATATTACTTCAAAGAGTAGATAAAAAAATATATAAAAGAAAAAAAGTATATAGAGAACCGGCGCTTTATCTGTTCCACCTGTTCCAAAGCCTTGATTTTCCTGTGTTTTCAGGGATTGGACGGCGGAACGGATGTGGACAGATCGAGTTTGGCAAGTTCACCTTTGACCTGTTCCAGAACTTCAGGATATTCAGAATCAGGGTTCATGGAATATTGATCTTCGTATTCTTTCAGGGTGTTCAGATACCGGTTCCAATGGGTGGCTTTGGCCTTTGCGGTTTTCAATTCATCGATCTTGGCTTTCTGATCGGAATAGGAATCTAACAAAACCCGTTCTTTCTGACTATCAGCCGCCTTGAAGAAAGAAGCTGGAAGATCAGATGTGTAAGGGATGATCCCGGCCTTGGCCGCTTGATCCACCGTCAGGGCTATTTGCATACCATATTCATAGCGGGAAAAGAATGTTTCAAGGTTCTTCGTCTTTTCAAAGATGTTCAAACAATCTTGAACAATCCGCACATGGTTTTTGGCTTCTGCTACGGTGTAGGCCCCCGGCATGGATTTAATAGCCCGTTCCGGGTTCAGATTGGAATGAACCTGAACGGTGGGTTCTGTTTTGGGTGGGGCTTTCTGTTTTGGCTTTCTTTTTCGCAGAAGCAGGAACAGGAAGAACCCCATAATGACATCCATCATAATGAATACGGGGCGGAGTTCTGGCGCTTCCGTAAAAAACATGATTGTGTAGACGATAAACCCGAAACTGAAAAAGAAGATCCCAAAGCCTTTCAAAAACTTCTTCAACCAACCACCTTCTATCTAATATCACTTTGGAAGGCCACGGCCTTACCAAGAATGATGATATGATCCAACTGTTCCCCGGTATAAACTAAATCTTCATAGTTAGAGTTTTCGGCCTTCAGAATCAATAGATTTTTTTCGGGATAGTAATTCACCCGCTTCAGGGTTGCTTCATCATCAATGATAACAGCGGCAATTTCGCCATTGTTCACCATTTCCTGTTTTCTGATGAACACAATATCCCCGTCATAGATTCTGGCCCCGATCATGGAATCACCCTTGGCCTTCAAGCAGAAATCAGCGTCAATATTGGCCCCAGCTTCCACATACAGTTCCTTTTCTTCATTTGCCATAATGGGTTTCCCGCAAGCAATGTCACCGAGCAGACGAAAACGCTTTGTAGAAATTGGGATGATATTATCAAACTTCACCTGTGGTTGTGACGGTTCGACCACCACAGATTTATTGATGCTTTTCAACCAATCATTCCGGTTCGGAATGTCTGATCTTCCCATGAGGTAATCCAAATCAACATTGAAATAGTCAGCAATGGTTTCCATAGATTCAAGGCCCGGTTCCCGTTCGCCCCGTTCATACATATTTACACTACTTTTAGAAAAACCAAGCTGATCCGCCAAGTTCTGTTGAGATAGGCGGCGTTCGGTTCGTAATTGCTTGAACCGATCAGAAAACTTCGGCATAAGTACACCCCTTTCAGAAGTTTTTCTATAATTCATTATACACATTATGTGCACAAAGTCAATCCGTCGATGTGCACAATTAGTAACACATTTCTTTGTGCACAATTTGTGTTCAGTTGCACTTGACTTTGAGCACATATCGTGTATAATGATAATCAGACGAGCACAAAAGTGCACGGCGAAAGGGGAACACAATATGAAGAAGTTCAGCGCAATAGTCAAGGACGGAACCAAAACCGTTTTCATCACCAATCAGGAATACCGGACAAAGGCCGACTTCATTCATGATCTTCGATGCAACGGGTACAAGGTCAATCCGATGAAGGTCAAGACTTCCCGGACTTTCGATTACATCATCAATCACACCGACTGTAACCCGTGGGATTGGAAGCTTACTGATAAAGAAGTTGATGATATTACGGATTATCACCCCGGAAGGAGTATGTGAGATATGGAAGTTTGGAAAGAAAACAAACAGACGGGCCTTTCTTGTGGGATCAATGACTTTGGTGAATTGTTCCTTGGCAATAAAGGAAGCGGATATAATTTACCAGACACCCCCGAAAATCGTGAATATATTTTGAATGATTTTAACTATTGGAATCAATAAGCCGAAACGGGCCTGATGGCCCGTCCACCGGAACCGCCCCACCGGTGCTGATGATGGCAGGGCAACAGCGACAACATGAGCGCCCCCGGTTTATGGGTTCGGGTATTGGGTATCAATCCCCATATAAAAGATATGACCGCCCGGAAATTGCTTGTTGGGGCTTTGGCTGTTCTAATTCTGAAGAAAGGATGTGCAAATATGAGTGTTGGCAAGAAACTTCGGGAACTGCGTGGGAGCAGAACCCAAGACGAAATCTCCAAGGAACTTGGGATCACCAAATCTTCTTATGCCATGTATGAGCGTGATGAACGGGTTCCCCGTGATGAAGTGAAGGTTCGCATTTCCAATTTCTTTGGCGTTTCGGTTCAGGAACTTTTTTTTTAACTAAATCGAGCACATATAGTGTTCAATAGGAGTAAGCACCATGAATGAAGTCAGTTTGAAACCGGTCATTGATGAACTTGAAACCTTGTTTTCAAAGTTCAACAAAGCCTTCTTTGAAGGGAAGTTGGAAAAGCCTGTGATCACCGTTTCCCCGGATCATACCCGTGGGGCCTATGGATGGTGTACCGGCTGGAAGGCTTGGAAGGCCGGGGAGGATGAAGGCCACTATGAAATCAATCTGTGTGCTGAATATCTGAACCGCCCCTTTGAAGAAACCTGTGGAACCCTGATTCATGAAATGGTTCATCTTCAGAACCTTCAGGACGGTGTTCAGGACACTTCCCGTTCTGGAACCTATCACAACAAGAAGTTCAAGGAAACCGCTGAAGCCCACGGCCTGACGGTGGAGAAGGGCGAAAAGTATGGATGGCATAAAACTACACTTTCCCCGGAAGCCCTTGAATTTGTTCAGAGCCTTGGAAAACAGGGTTTCACCCTTGTAAGACCACGGCCCCTTGGGTTGAAGGGTTCCAGTAAGGGCGGTTCGAGTTCCCGGAAGTATGTTTGCCCCTGTTGCGGGGCCATTATCAGAGCCACAAAAGAAGTTCGTGTGATCTGTGCGGACTGTGACTGTGAGTTTCAGGAGGAATGCTAAATGAATGTGAAGCTGACCAAGCGGAAGGCTTGGGAACTGATCAGCCGGATTCACCCCCGGTTGAACATCAAGCAGGAAGCCACCCCGCCTGATGTGGCGATTTTCAAGGCTTCCACCGGCCCTGAAGGGCTGGAAATCCGGTGTGAAAATGATTGGTTCAATCATAATGGCCGGATCAAGCTGACCATTTCCAATGTGGACGGGGGAACCCCCATTATCCGCTATTACCACCCGGACACCTTGAACCGGGATTATGTGGCGGAACAAGCCGAAAAGGAAGATGAAGCCAAGCAAGCCCGAAAAGATTGGGTTCAGACACTTGGCCCGGAACTGCCCCATAAGCTGGTTGATCAGTATTGGGAGGGCTGAACCGATGAAGAAGCCTTCCCTGTCCCGTCCCGGTAACGGGGGGGGGCTACCGGAATATTGGGTGCTATCCCTTTCAGGCGGTAAGGATTCCACCGCCCTTGGCCTTGAATGGCTGAAGCGTCACCAGCAAGACCCCATTACATACCCGTTGCATGAAGTTGTTTACTGTGATGTTGGCATGGAGTTTCCCGCAATGGTTGATCATATCAACCGCCTTGAACAAATTTTCATGGAAGCCGGGATCAAGTTCACACGATTGAAAGGTGAACAGACTTTTGAATTTCTAATGTTCGATTACCAACCCAAGAGAAGCAATCCCGCATTAAAAGATAAGTCTGGTTGGAGTTGGCCGGGGCCAAGAGCAAGATGGTGTACCAAGCACCTGAAAACCAGAGTAATCAACAAGTATTTGGACGCTTTGCGGAGCCAATACAACATGATTCAGATTATTGGCCTTGCCGCTGATGAACAGGCCCGATTGAACCGAGAGCATAACCAGAACCCGGAACATCGTCACCCGCTGGCGGATTGGGGTTGGACTGAAGCGGATTGTCTGAAGTATTGCTATGATCACGGCTTTGATTGGGGCGGCCTATATGAGATATTCCACCGGGTTTCTTGTTGGTGTTGTCCCCTTCAGAGCCTTGATGGATTGCGGAAATTACGAAAACATTTCCCTGATCTGTGGGCAAAGTTGTTGGATATGGAACACCAAACTTGGCGAACTTTTCGGGCTGATTATTCGGTTGATGAACTGGAAATCCGTTTTTCCTTTGAAGAAGAACGGCTTGCCGCTGGCCTTCCAATCAACCGAACCCGTGAATTTATGTCTGAACTTCGGAAACGGCTTGAAGAAGCTGGATTCCCACAAAACAAATAGGAGGTTATGACCATGAATGCCACTTTTGCAGAGCGTTTGAAGTACGCTATGGAACAGGCCGATATGAGCCAATCCGCCCTTTCTGAAAAGGCCGGGGCTTCCAAGGCCGCAATCAGTCAGTATCTTTCCGGGAAGAACACCCCCGGCCCGGAGCGGGTGAAGGCTTTGGCCGATGCCACCGGCACAACCTTTGAATTCCTGATGGGCTATGGCGGCGCACCGGTTAAGGATGCCCCGCCCCCGGTGAAGAAGATCAGCGTGAAGGAAGCGGCCCGGTGTATGGGCAAATCTGATCAGTTTGTGCGGATCGGCCTTCAGCGTGGCCTTCTCCCCTTTGGCAATGCGGTTCCCGGAACCGGGAACAACTGGAACTATTACATTAACCCCACCAAGTTCAGGGAGTATGTGGGCGCTGAAGCGTTCAACAGCTTCTTTGGACTGAGCGCCTAATGAAAGGATGATGCACATGAAAACCCGTTTTGAAGGGAACCTGTGGATTGGAGCCGGTGGACAGGCTTTCCGCCCTATGGAAATGGAAACTGATCACCTGTTGAATACGGTGAAGATGCTGAAGAACCGCCCCGCCGTGGTGGTGGCTATGGTGGTTCGTGATATTGAAGCAACCCCTGATTGTTGCCCCTTTGATCCCTTTGGTGTTGGTCATTCTGGAATGGTGAAACAGTCTTTGTTCAACATCACTTCCATGACGCCCGAACAGATTAGCGCCTATGCGCTGAACAGCCCCTTGGGAATGGCGCTGAAAGCTGAACTTCTTTCCCGTGGCGTAAATGTGGAAAACTACCTTTCCATGATTGAAGCGCCTGAAGCCTTATGATTACGCTGTTCCAGCACCAGCAACAGGCCCTTGACCAGACAGAAGGCCATAACCGATGCGCCTATTATCTTGATATGGGCCTTGGGAAAACCTTTGTTGGTTCAGAAAAGATGAAGAAGTTGAACACCCGGATCAATCTGGTGGTGTGTCAGTGTTCAAAGGTTCCTGATTGGATTGAACATTTTCAAACCTATTACACCCGGAACTGTGTTTTTGATCTGACCAAACCAAAAACCTTCAAATGGTTCATGGAACAGGTTCAGCATGAAGTTCCCACTTTGATGATCGGCGTGATCAACTATGAACTGACCTTCAGACGGAAGATTTTGAAAACCCTTTCCGGGTTTACGCTGATGCTTGATGAAAGTTCACTGATCCAGAACGAAACCGCCAAGCGTTCAAAGTTCATTCTTTCCTTGAACCCTGAAAATGTGATTCTTCTTTCTGGTACTCCCACCGGCGGCAAATATGAAAAGCTGTGGAGCCAATGCCAACTTTTGGGGTGGGGCATATCCAAGGAATTGTTCTGGAAGCAGTACATTCAAACGGAATGGGTTGAAGATGATGGGTTTTGGCGGCAGAAGATCACCGGCTATAAAAATGTTGATCGTCTGAAGAAGAAGCTGGCCGAACATGGGGCCGTGTTTATGACCACTGATGATGCCGGGATTTACCTTCCTGAAAGAACCATGATCCCGGTCAGAACGCCCCCAGCAAAGGAATATTGGAAGTTCTGGAAGGATCGAGTGATCAGCATAAACACCGCCACCCTTCAAGAATTTGAACTTGATTCAGATTTTTGGGGTTCCAATGAAAGCTATGAGCGGGAATTGATTGGTGACACCAGCTTGACCCGCCGCTTGTATGCCCGTCAGCTTTGCGGACTATATAATCCGAGCCGGTATAAGGCTTTCCGGGAACTGGTGGAAAGTACGGAAGATCGCTTGCTTGTGTTCTATAACTTTACAGAAGAAATGGAGCGCATGAAAGGGATTGTGAAGGCTATGAACCGCCCTGTTTCTATCCTGTCTGGTGAAGTCAAGGATTTGGGGGCCTATAACTTCCATTCCAATTCTGTGACCTTCATTCAATATCAAGCCGGGGCTATGGGTGGAAACTTCCAGAAGGCCAATAAGATCATCTATTTCAGCCTTCCCCAAGGGTGGGAACTGTGGGAGCAATCCCAAAAGCGGATTCACCGCATTGGTCAAGATCGCCCATGTTTCTATTACTGGATGATTTGCCCCGGAACCGTGGAAGAAGATATATATTTCACTTTGCAAATGAGAAAGGATTACAACGATGAACTGTTCAGAAAATACGAGGATAGCCACCCAAAAGGCTAAAAGGAACAGATGGTTCAGACGGATGTTCACCGTTGCCCTTCTGTTTGGGCTGGTGGTTGGGTTCATCCTTGGGCGGCTTACGGCGCTTGCCTTTGATGGGGTGAAGGTGGAGCCGAACCAAGAGCCTTCCCAATCCACTGAAGTTCAGCCCACCCAATCTGTGATCCCTATGCCGGAAGTTACTGTGGAGCCGGAACCGGAATATTTAGGAGAATTCAGGATCACCGCCTATTGTTCTTGTGAAATCTGTTGCGGTAAGTGGGCTGAAAACCGGCCTGATGGAATTGTTTATGGCGCTTCCGGTGAAGAACTGGTTGCCGGCGTTTCCTGTGCTTCCCCGCTACCCTTTGGAACTGTTGTGGAAATTGAAGGGGTTGGAACCTACATAGTTCAGGACAGAACTTCTTCATGGGTGGTTGATAAGTATGGGGAAAACCTGATTGACATTTACTTTGATGATCATGAAGCGGCCCGTGAATTTGGGCTTCAGTATCATGATGTTTATTTGAAAGAAGGTGCAAACAATGATCAAATGTGAAAACCCCTGTCCCTTGGGGAAGTTTGATGGGTGTTGCCATAAATGCCCCAGCTTCCACGCTTGCCCCGATGCCTGTTCGGAACATCCTGATAAATGTGGGACTGCAACCTTTGATGAAGAAACCAGCCTTCAGGAATTCCAGCAATCCCAGCTTGCCACCCTGAACGCCATTGCTTCCCTGACAGCCCACAAAAAGGCCATTGAGGAGCAAGAAAAGACCATGAAAGCGGCCTTGTATGATGCTATGGTGAAGTTCGGGATCAAGAAGTTTGAAAGTGATGTGTTGAACCTGACTTTGGTTGAACCCACCACGACTACCGGAATTGATTCCGTCAAACTGAAGAAGAAATACCCCGCTATTGCGGCGGAATGCTCCAAATCCAGCGCCAAGGCCGGTTATGTGAAGATCACCCTGAAGGGTGGTGAAGATGATGCCAAGGGATGAATTTTGGGATGCCCTGAAGGAACACGCCCACCGAAACCATCAAGAACGGGTTTCCAAGAACCCTGATCGGATTGCTTATGCTATCCAGCAGTTTGAAGCCCATGGGATTGAATACGAGTTGAAGAACCCGCAAACCGGCCATTTCCATTGCTGGCGGAAGTCTGATGATCAACTGTTTCAGTTCTATGCCGGAACCGGCAAGATTCAGGGCCTTCAAGCCCGTGGAATTCACAACCTGATCAAGATATTGGAGGGGTGAAGCCGTGAATGATTATTAAATGGCACCCATGCCCCGGCCACCCTAACTATCAAATCAACCGTTTGGCCCAAGTTCGTTCTGTGAAAACCGGGAAATTGTTAAAGCCTTATGACGATGGTTCCGGTTATCTTCGGGTGAAACTGGATGGTGAGAATTGCCGGTTACATATCCTTGTGGCGCTGGCATTCATTCCAAACCCGGAGAACAAGCCTGTGGTGAACCATAAACACGGGAAGAAGCATGATTGCAGGGCTTCCCAGTTGGAGTGGGCCACCATATCAGAAAACACAAAACACGCTTGGGATCATGGGTTGATTCGGCGG